TTACCTGTTAGCGTATAATTGCTAGCACCAGAGACGTCAATTTCCGTATAGTCAAACGCAAATATAGCGGATTGACCGAAGCCTACCGTATAGTAATCAACCCCGTCATGCGCTATTAACGCAGAGTCTCCAGGAGAGAATACTAACGTGTTAGACTCATTAATGAGTGCTGCGCCTGTGGTATCTACCGTTAATGTGCCTGAACCCGTGTTACGCACGTATACGTACCATGCTGTACCTACTGCTACGGGGTCGGGTAATGTTAATAGTCCTACGCCACCGCCTTCCCAGTTATAAAATCTAGCATGGTCAGTTTCTTGGAGTACATAATCGACTGTAAAGTCTACTACTAGTACGGCTGTTTCTAATTCAGAACCTTCAACTACTAAGCCATGTCCCGCTAAAGCCCCTGCGTTAGCTACTGACGTCGCTGCTGCAAATTGGTATTGTCGCCAAGTGCCATTCTGCGTCGTATTATCGGCTAGGTAGATTTGCCACTGCGTACCTGCAGTAACGGAGACTATGCCCGTACCGCTAAAATTGACTACCGTGATATTAACGGCTGTACGGTTATTAAATAGAATAGTCTGCCCGATTGATACGAGCATAGCGTCTGGTACAGCTATTGTCCAAGCAGCAGAGGTAGAGCTAGTTATTTCAACAATCTCCGACGCTAGTGGTACGCCTAATGGAGCTTCTACTGGCCAGTATAAGACTACGTTAGCGGTTAAATCTAACTTAGTTAGGGCTACCTCAGTTGGGTAGATTGTTGAACCTGTGAAGACGTTGGTAAAACTCATGCGTCAGACCTAACTGCATCACGATCCACAATCTTCTTAAGGTCTTCAGTGTTCAATGCATTCGCTGCGGACTGGTAAAAGCTTTGCCACGTGTTAATACGGTCATCATTCTTAAGAAATGGTGTTGCCTCTAATAACGCCGCAAATAATAATAAGTTAGGCGCGTAGTCCGTCAACCAGTTAGTCTGTTGCAGGTCATCTAGTAATACGGGTAATTCATAATATAAGACTTCAAGGTCATATGCAGCGTTAGGCGTAGGGACGATTAACCAGTGCGTATAATCATAATCAGCATAGAACTCTGGTGGTGCTGTTTGCGTGTCGTCTGGCCAATAGCCACGGCAGTATTCATATGAACGGGTGAATATAGGGGTTAGCGTGTTATTGGTCTTGGTCGTCATGCTAATAGTATCGCGCCAACGGTTGGGCTTGGCATACGTACTTACGCCCACTGCTAACGGGGTGGTGACTGCTACGATAAAGCCCTGAATTTTGAGGTCACGGGCAATGCGACGTTCCGCCATATTGATAAGACGAGGCAACTGCTCGTAAACATACGGATCGTCCGCTAGTGTAAAGCCACGTTCCAAGTACCTGCGGAGGTCAACTTGAAGACTTGCGAAAGTCATTGCATAAGCCATGTAATATCCCTTAGTTACATGCCTACTTATACAGCAGACTATTTTTCAATAATTATAACCCGAAAAACCAATACTAAAAACTATTTAATAATTTGGCTTCGTCTTGTCTGCGTAATGTCAAGCCTTTAAGTACAATACCGCCTGCCTTGTTGTATTTTAAGAGGCGTAATGCTGCCCCTTTAAAGTCACCTCTATTTATTTTTTGCCTGACCTGACTGCGTTGAAGAGTGCCAAGCCCAAGGTTAAAGCTAAAAGACACCAGAGCATCAAACTGATACTGATTGAGAGGCACGGTAATGTAGCGTAACACACCCCTTTCAAACCTTGCCAAATCTCGTTTAAGAAGGTCATTGATTTCCTCTAAGCTAAAATGTCTATTCCAGTTATCAGGGAGACGAGTGCCGTCACCAATAAGATGACCATAGCCGATAGTCCAACGACCAGCAGGGCACTTATACGGTTTGCTACGGAAGTCTTCATAATGCTTTATTAGGTTTAACCCTAACTCCGAAACTTTCATTTAGAAAAAGCACGTGTGCCAAAGTGGAAGGCAATCACGCTAGCAAATACTGTCTGCATATCGCTAGACCAGAGGTTACTCATCGCAAGCTGATATGTTGTTCCAGTGTGTACTGCGAAGTAGAATCCAAATAGCTCAACACATACAAGTAAACCAAACAGCCCAAAAGTAATAAGAGGGCGTACCAGAGCACGGGAATTAATGACCCAAACAGAAGCACCTTTTCCGATTTCAATATCGTGCTGGTAGAGGGCTTGTCGTTCTGCGCCAGCAGTCTGCGTTTGAATTTCGTCATACTTAATCTCCTCAAGGTCTTTTTGGAGTGAAAAGCCAGCTTTTTGTAGTTCTAGTTGCTGGGTAAACTGTAGCTGCGCCATTGCTAACTCATGGCTTTTATCGGACTTATCCTGAAAAAAGTCTAGGAACTTCGGCAGTCCGCCAGTGAGGAACGATATTAGCGTAGTGAATAGTGTCAACATTATACTTTATCCCTTCTTTTTTCTAGTATGTCGAATAGCTTACTGATCATTTCTTTTAGCTCTCTAACGTCTTGTCGATAGTCGTCCTTAGATACATAGTGCGTCGGTATCTCTTCACGTAACTTAGCTAGGTCTGCTTTTAACTCTTTCACGGCTGCCCACAGTTCTCTTAAAAACCAACCTAATACTAAGCCAGTAGATGAAAATAATAGGTTTAGTATTGATTGATTGTCCATGTTATGCAGCCATGATGTACGCTAATGCGTAGTAGAGAGGATTATTAGCACCAGAACCTGAAGTACCTGCTGCTACGTTTGTAGTAGATGTAGCTACTGTAATACCTGTTACTGCTGATTGGACATTTTGAGTAACTGCTGTAAGAGCAGAGCCAACTAAATTGTTACCAGTTCCAGGTGAACCACCATTACCATTTACAAAATTATGTACATGGCCAGGATCAGTAACAGTTGATGTTGATGTAGCCGTATGTGTATGATTAACTACAATTGCATCAGCACTACCGCCTGTCTGCGCTACTGAATAAGAACCACCAGCACCTACAATAAAACGATCTCGTAAATCAGGTGTGCCATTAGAGCCATTACATAAGTAAAAGCCACTAGGTATTGAACCTGTAGAGCCTGACCATAATAAAATCATACCCGTGGTAAATGCTGAAGAAGTAGCAGGTACAGTACCTAATATGCCATAAATATTATCGTAACTTGCAATTAAATTACTATTAGCATCTTCAAGCACAAATTTATAAAAGTAACCATAAGTTAGCCACATTTCGCTAGGCAATCTACCATCTGTACCTAAAACAATAGGATTAGTATTAGCAACTGTTCCATTAATAGTAGTATAAGTTGTTAAAGGTGTACTAGACCCTGCTTGATAAGTATAAAGTAACCCACCAGCGAGAGGTAGACCAGTATTGGTTAGGAAGTTAATTCCATTACCTATGGGGGATAGATTTACACTCATATTATTTTCCTATTGTTTTTCATGTAATGATTGCAAGTATGAAGCATAAGCTGCTGGTAACGCTTGTCCTGCTTTAGCTTTTGATGGAGCTTCTAATAATTTTCTAATAGGAGTGCCAATCTTTCCAGATGGTATGCCTTCTTGTAAATATTGTCTAAAGCCTGGATTATTAATTGCAGATTGCAATATTTTAGGTAATGCTATACCACCAATAATTGCTTCAGCAGTATTAGTCCAATCACCTTTACCTGTTACAGCATTATATGCAGCGACTGCACCACCTGTAGCAAGACCTGGTGCTAGTAAAGATACTATTCTACTAGTAGTACCACTATTACCAGTTTTTTCAGGAAGTATTGCAGCACCTGATCTAGCTAAATCAGCCAATTGTGGATCGTCTTGATAAAATGAATATCTGTTACCTTTGGTTTTTAAAGAATTATATAGTTTTGATGGGCTTACATTGCCACTAGTAAAATCAGCTATATTTTCTATTTTTTTCATATTGCCATATTGTTTATTAGTTTCTCTTAATAAAGCAACATCAGCAGTATTTCCAGTAGCTACAGCACTTCTAGTTAAACCATCTAATAAAGATTCTTTAAGATCTCTAGCATATCCGCCAATTTCTGTTTTTGAACTGCCAGATAGTTTATCTAAAATAGTTTTAATAGATTGATATTGTGCGCCATCTAAAGCACCACCATTTTTATTTGCTTTATTTATAATATTGTCAATTTGTTTTTGCACAATATTATAATCTTCAGGTACAAGTATGTGTTCTGCTTCATTGCTAATATTAGATAAATGATTTTGTAAAGTGCTATCTAACTGAATATTATTTCTTGAAACAATCCCATCATAATTTTGACCTAATCTTTGTTTTGCATTTTGTATTACATCAGGCGTAATATGCGTAATATCTTCACCCATAGTTTTACCTATGGCTTTGTTATAAGCTATTTTTTGTGCATCAGAAAATTCACTTTGTCTTCCTGCAGTCAAAAAGTTATCTGACAATCCTGTTTTTAATTTTTGTAGTAATGTAGAACCAGTTGCTTGCGCTGCATCTAATGGCACACCAGCATCTTTAAGTGTTTGAACTGCTTTTTGTCCAATATTATTTAAAACATTTTTAACTGGTTGAGCAATACGACCAACACTATCAACAATACCCATACCTGCTACATTTAAAGTGCCTTCAGCTAAAGCATTAAATATATGAGATTCATCATCTGCTGTAGGTCTTAATCCACCCATTACAGAGCCTAAAATTGCAGCACCTTTATATGTATTAGGATTAAGTAATTTACCACCAGTAGCATATTGCAATACATTACCTGCAATATTACCTGTCATGCCAGCACCTGTATTCATTAATGGTGCAGAGTTTATTTTTTCTTGATTAATTTCTTGTTGTGTTTGTTCTGCGCTTTTAGCAACAGTATTACCACCTGTTATTTTTTCTTCAGCATATTGAGCAGGTATATCTAATATTTGTTTTACGCCTTGACCAAAATCTACAGCACTTTTACCAAGTCCTTCATTAAACTTTTCCATCCAAGGCTTAGATTCCATAGTTCGTTGTGAAACTTGCTTTTGAAAATTAGCGACATCACTAGTAACAGGCGCAACAGGTGTTTTGTCCCATATAATATTTGCTTGATTAATATTAGGCTGATTTGTATCTGCTTGAGCATTATCAGAAGTAGGTTCTGCATTATCCCATTTAATATCATTTGGATTTATAAGTAATGATGAATGAACTTTATTTAGATAATCTTTAGTTTCTTTTGCTGGTGGTAAGTTTCCAGACAATACTGCTTTACCTGCTTTTGTACCACCATTGTAATGAGCAACAGCAGCAGAAATACTGCCATCATATTGTTTAATTAAATCACCTAGATATTGAGCTGCGCCTGTTGCAGAACTCATATCATCTGTCGTATCTACATTATATGCTTTAGCTGTTGCAGGCATAAATTGAAATGTACCTGAAGCTCCTCTAGGACTAATGTCAGAAGTACGGCTATTCTCTGCACCTTTAATAGATGACAATAATCCTTGAGGTAAATTATATTGATCTTCTAAAGATGCAAAGAGATTATCAGACATTATCTAGCTTCCTTTATTTCTTGTGAACCATCACTATATTCTATTACTTTAAATGTTTTCTTGCCTTGCGTAAATGAACCTGTACGCTTTACTGTACGATTAGTATTATTTTTATTTTGAGTTGTTGTGCCAGAAGGATTTACTGGCCTTGGCATCACTCCAGCTTTTATAGCAATTTTTGAATAATCATTAATCCAATTTTCAGGTTTAAAGTTTGGATCTTTTTGAGCTTCAGATAATGCGTTTAACTCAAATCTATCTCTTGCAGCTTGTTTTTCTACAAAACCAATAAATCTATTTAATGCTCTCGGATCTGTATTTATATCTGGATTGTTTTTAATGTAATTATCAATTTCACCAACTCCAGCACCAGTTCCACCTGCTTGATGTGCCGCAGAACTAACCATTTGTGCAATAAATTTATTGAAACTTTGTCCTGCTGATAAATCGCCTTTTGCAACAGCATCTACTAAAGTTGTTGGTGCGCCAAAGGCTTGTAATTTTTTAGCAATATCCATTCTAAGGTTTAAATTCTGATAATAAATCTTTCATTTCAGAAGTTCTTTGAACAACTTGATTACCAGCCGCAACATTATTTTGTAAATTCTCTTGATATTTACCAAAGTTTGAAGCATTAACTGTAGCTAATTGCTCAACACCAACTGCTGGTTTAGTTTGTAAATTTGGCTCTGCAGCATAAGTAGTAGTTTTTTGTTTTGGATTATATACCGGTGTAGTTGGTGGCAATTCCATTTTTGCTTGAGTGCCTGGTATAACATCACCTTGACCTGGTGCAAAAGGATTAGTGCTAACTCCATAAGTTTGTTGATTAGTATTAATAGTTGGACCTGAAGGAGTTAAAGCAACATTTTGTTCTGATCCTGTTAATCCTTGAATATGTCTGTTTTTATAATAAGACTGTAAAGCACCAGGATTATTCGTAGCAATATCAATATATGGTTGAGTTAATTCAAGTGCTTTATTTTTATCAATACCAAGTTCTTTACCTTGATTAACTCCCCATTGAGTAGTGTTATCAATTAATTGTTGTTTTTCTTTAGCTGTTAATAAATCAGGCGATTTTGCAGCTTTTACAACTAATGGGTCATATATGTTATTTATATATCCATTGGCAATTCCAGCTTGTTGTTTTGCTGCTAAAATTTGAGCTGCCGAAGTAGCACCTGTTTCTGCTGTACTAGCTTCAGATATAGCTGACGATATTCTAGGTGCAGCCGTTTGTTCTGATACATCAGTTTCAGCTTGTTGTTTTCTTACAGCTAATGGATTTATTTGTTGCGCTTGTTTATACGCTTGTGCCGAAGTGGCAACATTCATTAAATCGCCTAATGTCATTTGTGCTGGTGGTTTTAAGTTACCTATTACGCTTGCATCTAATCCTGCCATTTTATTCTCCTAACAAAGCATAATTAACGTGCTTATAACCATAAAACACTTTAACTGCTTCAGGTATTAATTTTTCTACTTCATCAGCCATAGCACCTGTAGAGTTTTCACCCCATAGATATGTCCAAGAATATTTATTAAGACCATTCAAGTATTGACCAATTTTAACAATATTTGTTTTTAATCGTCTATCAGAAGGGAACATTTGATCTCCCATAATAGATGTACTTGGTGTATAAGAAGTATTACTTGGTGTTGTTATATTATTTTGATTACCTAACATTCCATATAAAGCTGCTGCGTTACCTACACCAGTTACTGCGCCACCATAAGCATTAGCTGCACCAATTTGACCTGCTGCTTGAGCATTAGCAATACCTTGAGTAATATTAGATATTTGAGTACCTATACCTAATTGAGCATTACCAGAGCCTGTTACAGCATTTTGACCAATACCAGCTAATCCTGCATTTTGATTATAAATATTTGTTCTTTGTGCTTGATAGTTATTAAATGCGTTCTGATAAGCATTGCCAGCATAATTTTGTGTATAGTCTTGTAACCCTTTCATAGCATTACCGCCAACTAAACCACCAGTAGCATTAGCTTGAGCTAAATTACCTTGCTGACCTTGCCCTAATTGAAACGCATAATTAGGTGCCATTTGAGCATTTAAATCTTGATTGCTAAATTGATTACTTAAATAACCTGATTTAGACATATCACTAAGTTTATTTAATCCTTGTTGCCCTACATCTTGATATGGTTGATATAATTTAGATACATCTTTACCAACACCAAGTAAAGCTGCTTGAGAAGCGGCTCCTGCTTGTGCTTGAGTATTAGCTGCATCTGTAGCAGCATTACCACCAATAATTCCACTTATTAAATTTGCTCCACCAATTGCTGCAGCTATCCATGACATATTAAATCCCCTTTAAAGCCATTATTTGGCTTTCAATTAACTTATTACTTGAATCAAACAATGCCATATCGTCTGGCTCAATTAACTCTGCTTCAATCTCATCTAAATCAGTTTTATCAGTTTTATGAAAAGTAATACCTATTGCATCTGTCTTTGCATACGTTACTCTTTTAGTGCCAGGCTTGCTTGCAATTATATCGCCAGCAGTCAATGTTTTCATACCATTTTCTGTCCAAACAATAATCTCACCTTTAGCACATAAAAAGAAATGATCTTTAAGATGTACTTTGCCTACAATCAATGTGCCAGCAGGTCTAGTTAATTTGCGACAATACATACCACCTGAAAAATAATGTTCAGTATCTAATTCAGCTTGTGGCATTTTAACCATTTCAGATTGCAGTTTTTCTATTTGCTCTCTAGTAGGTGTTTTTAATTGTTCTGCAATATTAGACATTATAGTACGGCACCTTATAAGGTTTACCTGCTACTGATATATTAATAAAACCTACAGGCTTTGCAGGTAGATTAGCTGTACC